TTTATAATATATATCTACCTTAGAGTTCATTACAGATTGTTCAAACAATCTTTCTGATAATCTTAAAGCAGGATCTTTATATTCATAAGGAGCAGTAAAATCAGGTCTTTCCATATTATATTCAAAATTAAAGAACTTGATAGAAACACTAGATATTTTAAATTTCTTGCTAGTTGTATCTATAGATTCTTTGATGTTACCTATGCTTTTAACAAGTGGATCATAATGATTTTCTAGGGTTAATTTGTTTGTAGATAAATAAAACCTATCATCAATAACAACAAGTGGAATTAAATAAGTATCTTTTCCCTGTATATCATTTGAGAATCTTTCTGATAAGGTTATCATGAAATGCCTATATCTGCACCCTTTCTTAATGCTTCTTTAATAAGTGGGACAGCTTCATTCTCAATAAAATCTGAACTTAGAACATTCCCAGTAAAGGAAATATTAACACCACCACCTCTACCTGCACCTTCATTTGTAGTAGGCTCAATATCAACATACTCAGGTCCTGCTTCACCAGCTAGAATCAATGTAGGCTCAGTAACAACTTCATTCATGCCCTCTGCTGCTGTAATGTTTTGTATATTCCTTGAAAATATATTACCAACAACAGCACTTGCTGCTACTCCTAATACCCCTCCAAATATACCAAATCTATTAAAAGCATCTTTAATGAACCCTGCTATAGCCTCCTGCATAGCAGAAGCAATATAGATACTTGCTGCATTTCTAGCTGCATCTGATGTAGATTTTGCTGCTGCTCCTATAGCCATAGCTGCATAAACATGCTCATCAGTTAAAGTTGAAATACCTTCTTTAGAACTTTTTGCATGAGCCTTCATTAGTCCTAATGTTGCATTAAATTTATCTCCAGCAGTTGCTCCTTCAAATAAAGATTCAGCAAATCTATCATTAGCCAATGTTAAATTATCAATAAATTCAAACTCCTCATCTTCTCCTGTAAAACCTTCTTGAACTTCTGTAACATATTCAGATAAGGCAGTTTTTAAATCTTTTAATTGTTGTATTTCTTTTTCTCTTAGTTCAAACTTTTCTGTACCACTTGCTATTAGTTGTCTATCCATAGCTTCATCTATTGCTTTCTCGCTAGTATATAATATATACCCATCTTTCAACTGATTAAGTTGATTAATTTCTTCTAGTTGTGCTGCTACCATTTCTTCTGTCAGATTAATAGCACCTTGTATTGGAGCATTTCGTTTATCAAGCATCTTCTTCTGTTCTTCACCTGCTTTTGTTAATGTATCTTGTGAGTCTGCTTCATCTCCAACTAAATCTATTCTTTCTTTAATTAATTTTTCATATTCTGATGCTGTAAATTGGAAGGATTTTAGAATTTCTGTTTGAGAATTTTCAGTGTCCTTCCACATTGACTGTATTAGTCCACCAACAAACACAATTCCTGCATTAACTAAATGACCACTTTCTACTGTTGATTTACCTATTTGAGTAAAGGAATCTCCAACAATTTTTTCATAAATTCCTTGTAAAAAAAGCATACTGTCCTCTGCATCTTTTCTCATTAAATCATGTGTGGTTGTAAAAGAAGGTCCAAGTTTATCTAATTCCCTTTGAACAGTTATTGCAAATTTTGGATCTATTTCTGACATTCTATTGATATTGTCTAAGAATGTCCTTCTAAACTCACCTAAATCATCTATTGTATCTCCTAGATCTTCTTGTACATCTTCAAGAGTAGCTTCTAGAACTTCAAACCCTTTCTTCTTCTCTAAAGCATCAACAAGTTCTTTTTCTGCCTTTGCTAATGCTTCTGTAGATTTTAATTCTTCAGATAATGAAAGATTAAATTCAGGATAAATACCATTTAATTCTTTAATTATTCTAACTCTCTCATCTTCCTCAGTATTGGTATCTCTTAATTTTGAAAATAATGATCCAACTTGAAATATTTGCTTATCATAATTTTTTATTATTTTATCTTGAGCAGAATCTAACAATCCCCATGCCACCATCGTGTCTGTAACCCACTCAACAGATTCCATAAGAGCATTAGCCATACCTTGAAGCATAGGTGTTAATTGAGTACCAATTTTTGTAGCAAATTCACTCATTGTAACAGACAGTTGATTAAAGGTATCTGATGATGTTAATTGCTCATCACCTAAAATAGAAACTTTATCTTTAGCAGAATCAAGGGCTGCTTCATTAAATGCTAATTTCTTTTCTTGATCTGTTAATGCACTTGATGCTTTTCCAAGAGATTTAGCATAATCATCATAAGCCTTCTGAGTATCTACAATAATACCTAAATTGTCAAGCATGAGAACAGACTGCCTACCCATACCTGTAACAAGAGAATCAATAGCTGAAACAGTATCTACCCCAAGTGATTTTCCTAATCTTTGAGCAGTATCAAATAACTCTGCCATTCCTTGTTCTGAATCAACCACCCCTAAAGTCATTGCTTGGTTTGCAATCATCATTAATTCCATTTCATTAACAGTTCCATCTACAGCTTTACTATATTTTGCTAAAGCCTGAGAACTTCCACCCATAGCCTTATTTAAGGTTGTAAATGGTCTTGACAATGCTTCATGCTTTTGAGATAATGCAACACTTTGTTGTAACCCACTAATAATAGCCTTTGCTCCAAAAAAGGCAGCACCTGCTGCAAGAACAGATTTTGCCATTCCTTTCATTGAGGAGCTTACTTTCTTAGCACCCTTACTTGCTTTGTCATCTAATGTTACTAATATTCTTTGTTTAAATGTTTTAGCCATATTATTTTTCCTTACTTGCTTTAGCTATTTCTCTTTTTATGAGTAAAAAATCATCTACAAGTGTAGCAGGGGTTTCCTGTAAACTTGAATAAGGTGAGCAATTAAATGTATCACAGTAGATATATTTCTTGATAAGATTTTGACAAGGAATGTCATAGAAATGTTCAGGATCTGCAAAGAAGAAAAGTTGATTATAGAGTGCTTCACCTACATCAAATCCTCTTTCTATGGCTTCATCATGACAATCCATTAATACCTCATATATATCTTCTTTGTTTTCTATAGTTACTTGTTTCTGAGTAACTGGATTTAAAGACTTGTAAGGAAACTCTTTTGGTATATGAGTTTTAGGTTGCTTAACAGCCAACCATACATTGATGATTAATGTTATTTCTTCAATTTTTTTTTATTAACAACTTCATAACATCTATTAGCTATTGCTATTATTTCTGTATCAGTATATTCATTAATCTGTTCATCAGTTAAAGTGGTTGCTAATCTAACCATCTTTACAAAATTCCCAAATTTAATGTTTTCTATACCACCACCTGCTGTTATGATTTCATTAAATAAAACCCTATCATCAAGATTTAAATCCTTCACATCAAATGTTAATTCCTTAACATTCTCACCTTTTATCTTAGTGTTCTTTGACATATTTAATCTCCATTTAGTATTTTAATATACCAAACTTAAACCAAATAAAACAATGTTACATTGATGCAACTGCTGTATCACTAAATAATGATATTTTTAATCCTTCAGTTGAGCCACTTACACCACATTCAAATGGTATATTCCAAAACATTCCTTCTGCACTTGCATCTAATGTTGGATCTCCTGAGTATTGTGCTTCAGCCAATATATTCAATTCACCTACACTACTTACTGTTCCATCACCAAACTTTAACAATAAACTAGCTAAAGTTCCATCTAAGAAATGTTGAACTGCATTTGCACCAGCTATTAAACCCACTTCTGAATCATACTTAACAACCACATTTCCTGTAACTACATATTCAGGATAAGCATATGCTTCTGCATTTCCATCTGAATTAGATCCTACTCTAACAACACCATTAGCAATATTAATAGACCAAGATTTTAAAATTAAATCCTGTGTATTGCTTGTGCTATCAACATCTAATTGCTTAGTAGTAAGATCACCCATATTGATAAATGTTCCAGCATCAGGCTCAACCCATGTTCCATCATAAGTTTGCTCTAGATATGCACCTGTAGCACCAACACTTGCTGCATTAGCAAATCCTGAGAAATAATTTCCTGAACAGGTAATTAAACCTCCTGAACTGCCATAATCTGCACCTATTGTGAGATCTGATACTACACAGCCTGGAATTGTTATTCCTGCTGCTGATGTTCCTGTGTCATAAGCTAGATTAACTGAATGAGGTAATCCACTTGATATAGCTGCACCACTTGAAGTTCCATTACTAGATCCATCAAATTCAACAGTATAAACATCACTCCCATCTGCTGTAACATCTTGACCTACTAATATGAGGTGTTGTAATAATAATTCAGGTGTTGCAACAAAATCAAATGGTGTTGTTACTGTTCCATTTTTTCTTGTTGTGATTGTATCAGCTAAATCCTTCATAGTTCCTTTACCTGATAATAATCTGCTCTCCCTTGTAATATTGAATGTAGGTTTTGTAGCTGTTACTACTGGAAGTTGCCTATATACTGTGCTATCATTTCCTGAAGCATCTAATGCAGTTCCAAATGTAGTTTCACCTTTTATGCCCATTCTAACACTACCTTGAGGAGTGACTGATGTACTTATTGCCATTGTTTATTTCTCCTTACTTTTAGATTTTTTACTTTCATCTGCTTTAATACAAATTCCTCTAGATATTAATTTATTAGCAACAGCTTCATCTTTAACATCAATTACTTTGCCATCTCTTAAAGAATCAAATGTTTCAAAATCACACCCAATATTATTTGGATTAAATCTTGATATAACTTGTAATTTTGCTTTTATTTTCATTACTTCTCCTTACTTATGCTTGATTTCCAATATGCTGACAAGAGAAATCATACTCTACTACAAAGAATCCTTCCTCATCTATATCAGCATCTAATTCCATATCATTCATTCTTAAATCAAATGCTCTTGTTGAGTTGGTGTCTCCTAAAGTCATAGTAATATTATCATGGATTAATGCTTCTAATCTTGAACAATTATTCATTACATGATCTAAGAAATTATGATTCTCCCTTCTGTCTTGAAATACATATTGTATTGTTATACTATATTCCCTCTGCTCCATAAATGAAGCATATTCTACTAAACTTGATCCATTGGGAATTAATCTTATGGATTCATTAGCTTTTAATAATGGTTGTCCTGTTGTAGTCTTTTGAACAGGAACAGGCATTTCTGTTTTGATGGTTTCCATCAGCTTATCTACAATAAAATTAAAATTATTTTCATATGTAACTGCCATTTAGAATACCTTGCTTTTCCTACTTAATTGTATTGTTCCAGTAGAAGCATTGGATATTTTTCTAGTTTCACTTGCAACCTCTATTTCCCATTGGTCATCTGCTGTCATAGAATTACCTTGAAATCTTACCCTTACTCCACCTAATCCACCCCAACCATCTAATCCACCTGTAACTATATTATTTGTAGTTTGAGAGCCAAACAATTTATCATCTCCATAATAATCTACTGAACATTTAGCTGTTCCATAAGCACCACCAGTTGTGCAGGTTATTCTCAATAAATCATAAGGTTGCCCATAATATTGTCCTGCTGTTTCAACCAGTTGCATAGTTCCTGCCTGAGTAATTTTTCTGATAGATCCTTGAGAATCTTTATCATCTACTTCAAAAGATAATTTCCATTCTCCCTTATTTAATCTATCTGTAATTCCAGTTCCTTCAGGATTGGTAACTAAATTATAATAATAATCAGCTTCTTCACTTGTAGGATCTTTACTCCTAATCAAATTACTAGCACATATATAACAAGTAGCTTTAACAATTACAGCATCATACTCAGATGTTAATCCACTTGCAGCACTTTCTGATATTTGTGTATTCTTAGGCAGAGGTGTTGGGTATCTAGCATCTAAAAGATTATTTAATTCCATACTAGCATTCACTAATTGTTGATTTAAATAGTCTGTGAAATCTTTTCCTGCTTCAAATATCTGATTATTGATAGTAGTAGAAGTATAACCACTATTATAATATTCTAATTGATTTGTTGCACTATTATAAAACCACTCCCCATTTGAATCTACAGCACCACTTGTTGATTGAGCTGCTGCCTGTTCTTCGCCATTAATAAAAAGAGTATCAACATATCCACAATCTCTAAACAAATGCAGATTACCTGATGTTAGGGTTGGAAATATTTGAATTTTGCTATCAAAATCCCCTGATTGGCTAAAGTAATTACTCAAGTCTGATATACTTGCATATTTAAAGCTTGTAACTGCCATTATTTACCTCTTTTTTTAATTTTTAGTAGTTAGGATAGGGTAGAGCAAAAAACTGAACAACAACCCCAATATTATTATTTCAAAAATCTGCTCCACCCTTTCGACGACTATCCTAAACTTATTATTCTAATTTCTGTATCTGCTTTCTGATTACAACTTCTTGCTTCTAAAGTTACCACCCCATTGATAGTGGTTGCTGAATCTTCTGCTCCACCACAATGTGCTGCTTTAGTATTAGCTGAAACCACAAACTCAGCATTAGCATATGAATTGATATTGATCTCTCCAGTTTCATAGTTAATACTTCCACCACCACCTGCTCCAACTAATTGCCCTCTACCATTATCCAGTAAAAATGCTGCTGTATTCTTTCTTGAAGCATTAGTAATTGAATCTCTTAAAGTATCATCAGGAAGTTTTGCAGCAACTGCTGCTTCTAATACTCCAACTGCTGGTATAATTCCTACTGCAAAAGGAGTTGTTCCTGAAGATGGTGCAGCCATTAATATTGCACCTGTAGAAAGTCTTGAACTATCAGTAATTCTTATATCTCCATTCACTATGCCAATTCTAGCTTTCTTGTTCTTCAGATTAGTACCTGTTGTATATTTATCATTAATCGCTGATTGAATCTTAGCTATCACATTTCCAAAGGTTACATCTGAACTATCAGTAGTAAAAGCCACATCATCAGCAGATCCACCTGAGATTTTTAGAGAAAACGTGTATTCTGTGCTAACAGCTAACCCAGTTTTTGTGCTGGAAGTAATACCTGCTAATCCAAATTCTTGGAATCCTTGATTGTAAAATTTTAAAGCAACACTCCCTGCAACTAAGCCATCACATACAGCATCAGCAGTCCTCCCATATCCAAAAAAGTTCATTGCCCTGAATTTTCCTGAAGCATTAGTTTTACAGACAGTAGCACTTCCATTTCCACCACCATTATAAGAAGTATCATCAAAATCATGGTGCATATTAGTAAATTGTACTCTTAAAGTTTCCCCATCTCCATGACTAGCAGCAGTTGTTCCAAATAAGGCTCTTTTAACAGTTACATTATTTCCACTTACAGCAGTAACCTCAACTACCTCTGCATTGCATCTTAATAAATCTCCTACTTTTATAAAATCTCCATCTCCTGCTACAAAAGTAACAGGATCAGTTGTATTGTCAAAATCACTTGCTGCTGTTGTTATATCTGCAAAACAATTAGAACTAGGTGCTTGGTTATCAACAGCAACACCCATACCACCACCAAAGGCAGTAGCTGTTCCAATCAATCTATTATTAGGAAGATAAACACATTCACCTGCTGGAAGTAGCATTGATAAATAGTGAGTTGCATCACTTAAAGTATCTGCTGAATCTGTAGCATCATCTGTAGTCCATTCTGCTGTACTGAATAATAATTCACACCCAACACCACCAGTATTCTCTACTAGAATTGCTTTAGGTGCAGTCATGGTATCATTAGCTATGCTTGTTCCATAATTAACTAAATCTATTCCTGCATTAGAATTATCCACTTTTATGATTTTATCAAACACAACATTATAAGAGCCTGTTAATCTCTTAATATAATCTCCCTTTGCTGTACCTAATTTAATTTCTTTTATATATTGTGCCATCTTTTCTCCTTACTGATAATGATATTTTACAATTAATTGTGCTGTTAAGTCTGTCGTTGCTCCCACATTTTCTATAAAAGCAAACACTACCTTATCTGCTGCTACATTTCCTGAATCTACTGTTAATGTTGTTGTTGTTACTCTATCAGCACCTGTTGTTAATGTGCTTCCATTGTGTGCTAATAATGTTCCTGCTGATAAATCTCCTGCATCTGCTCCAGTTCCTGTAGCTATTGTATATGAAAATAAATGGAAATTAACTGTATCTGCTGCTTCTCCACCACCTATAACTCTAACCTCATCTATGGTTATTGCAACAGGTATATACCATATAGATCCAACTAAAGCATTTGCATTTGCTTCTGATGAGCTTAAAGTAAATGTTGTTGCAGGATCTGTTCCAGTTCCAAAATCTAGTGATGTTAGACCTGCCCAACCACTATCAACAAACATAGAATGGTGTTTTCCATCTGCAGGTTGTAAATCATGGACTGAAAATCTTTGAACTTGAGTATTAGCATAAGTTTGAGAAGTTCCTACCTTTACTGCACTATTGGTTGAATCCACTACTAATAAATCTGTTCCTCCTGATGTTTCTATAACTACTGCATCAGTTTGGTCTGTAGAAGGCTTTACATGAAGTTTATTCTGCCCTAATGTTAAAGCTGTAGATTGCCCTAAACCATCTTTAATGGTTGTGCCATTAGCAGTTCTTCCTGAGCCACTATTATCTGCTTGAAGAATATCTCCATAGGTACTTGCTATTGTTTTATTTGTTAAAGCCATTTATTCTCCTTAATCATATTCTGCATAATTTGCTACTGCTGTTGGTAATGCTGTTACTTTCATTATAAAATCAGGATATTGATTTGTTGATGTTCCACCCCATCTTAATGTATGTATAGTTGCACTTGTTTTTGCTCCAAACCAATAATTATAAGTATCTCCTGCTGTTAATCCTGTGATAGTCCAATAATGTTGAATGGTCTCATCATCATCTGCTGAAGATGTAGAATGATGAAACTGCTCATAACCCACTCCAATAGTGTTATATGTTGCATTGTCTGACAACCCAAAATATATTCTTCTTCTTGTAGTTAACGTATCTGCATATATTTGTACCATAACCTCAACTGCACCACTTGGAGGAGATTCAAACCTTACTGTCATATTAGAATCAGGAACAACAAATGATGTTGTTAAAGCATAAGAATCAGAAGCAGCATCTTCTCCAATCATTCTATATCCAATAATAGTTCCTGCCCAAGCTGAATCTGCAATACTCCACTCATCTCCACCACTACCAAGTTTATATACTAATTTATCTGCTTCTAAAGTAATTCTTTGATTAGCCTCATCAAGAGTAATCATCTCATCTCCACCTGCCACTAATTCCATCTTATCTGCACTTACTTCATGTATATAAGTATCTCCACCTATACCATCTAAACTTAATTTTCCTGTAGCTGCTACTGCAACATCATCTCCTGAGATAACATCACCTGATGCTGTTAGATTTCCTCCATTGGATAATGTTAGTTTAGTTGCTCCACCTGTAGTTGTATTCCCATAATCAAATTTTAGATTCTGACTATCATCAGCATCATTTCCTATATTCCAAGCTATAGAAGTATAGTTATAAAGTCTTATTTGAGCATCACCTACATTGACTTCACTTGGATAAATTGATAAAAAGGTAGGATCATCTCCCCCATAATTAACATTATCTATAATCATTCCTGATGCCTCAACTGCAACAATTCCTTGAGATGTAATTGCATTGATTTGTGTTGAAAATGCCATATTTATTTCTGACACACTACCAGTCATATCAATATTACCATCAACTGTCAAATCTCCATCAACCTTAGCTGTTCCTGCTGTAAGATTATTAATTGATAACTCTCCACTTGATATTCTTAAATCTGTAGTAGATAATTCTAAGGGAGTGCTAACTCCATCTATTTGGACAGGTTTTAAATGTTGATCTAAATTACTTATTTCAAGTGCTTTCATTTAATCTTCTTTATCTTCTTTTCTATTAAAATTAATCTATCACTATGGCTTTTAATTCTAGTATTGACAGTATCTCTTTCTTCAGTTGAAAATACTGGAGGGTGTGAATCTTTCTTTAATTTTTTAATCTCTTTCTCCAGTTCAATAACTTTATGATCTAATTCATTAGGCTCTTGAACATACTTCATTATCTTGTGAAGTTTGAACTGCCTAGATAATAATTCTATTACTTTATTTATTATCAGCTTCTGAATCATCATCAAATACTTCTAAGACAACCTCATAGACAGCTTCTAGTAGCTTTGCTTCCTGTTTCTCATTAAGTACAGGCAGATTAACCTTCTTATTCAGCTTAACTATAATATCATCTTTATTTGTTTTTAAATAATCTTTTGCATAAGTAAGTGCATAACTTTTAATCCATGCTATCAACTTCTTCATTTGTCTTTGTCCTTTATTTAATTTTCTTTTAAAAACTTTTCTAATTTATTTTTAAAACCATTCCCACCATCTTTGTCCATCAACTTGCCTATAATATCAACAGTAATTCTTTCCATTGTTACTTGACTTGTTTCTATCTTTTTTAAATCTAATTGCATAATCTTCTGCTGATCAATTAATTTTATAAGAATCATTCTTAAATCAGTATCTACCACAGAATGGATATTGTTAAATTTGGTATGTAAGTCTTTACTCAAATCTGATTGTATCCAATCATTCTGTTTTGCAGCTTCTTTATCCTTTTTGGATATGTAGAAACCTAGAGCAATAACCATAGCAACTGGAAGCCCAAAGGTTTCTATGATCTGCATTATATCCATTATTCAGCATATTTCACTATATCTGATAGTTTCTTGGCTCTATTAGGTGTCTGCCCTGCCCACCTACTGTCAAGCATTTCTTTTGCTGCTAAACGATAATCTTTGTTCTCAAGATGTTTTAGTGTCTTTTTGAACTTGAATAGTGAATTGCCCATTTGGTAATACATCTCATATAGAACTTCTTGTACTACATCAGGTAAATCTTCTATGAATGGAATCTTCTGATTAACTATTAATTTGAGTTCAGCTACTTTAGTTTCTAGAATTTGATCACATATATCTCTACTTAACACTAAATCCTTAATAGCAAAGCCATAACCAATAGTGTCATGTCCTGCTGTACACTTGTAAACAGTAGGTCTAAATCCTTCTGATTTCTTGATGTTGTCTAAGAGTTCAGACATTTACAGATATTTAACACCAATCTTAATGATCAAATCTGATGTTGATGCTACATTCATTGTTTCTCCTGCTATACCAACTATATGAATGCTTGTACCAAAAGATGTTCTTGCCCAGTTATAACTTGACACAACTGATCCTATACCATCAACTGATGTATCAGTTAAAGTGCAAATATTAGCATTATCAACACTACCTGCACCACCACCTGCTATCCAATCACCATTAGCAATAGGAATAGTTGTTTGTATTTCTTCTAAAGTTCCTATTGCTGCATTTGCTGTTGCATTAACAGTTCCAAATGATGCTGCTGAATGAGTAAAATATAATGTGAAATCATGAGTGCTAACAACCTGCTTATCAATTATACATAAACTTACAATCTGTGCAGAACTGTTTTTACTTGGAAAGAAGTCAGAAATCTCAGTTGGACTAAACAATACATCACCTGCTGCATAATCAGGAGTTGCTTCAACTGTAGGTGTTACTGTGAATAGTTTATATTTGTGCATTATACTTCCTCCACCTTGTTCCCAATAGATTCATGATGTTTGATTCCTTCTTTAGTCATACCAATCCTAATAATCTTTTTACCATTAGCTTTTGTTATCTCATATTTTTTTCCAATAGGCTTAACTATTTTGTCTTTACCTGATTTTATTGCTTTTTTTTCTGCCATTACTTTTTTCTCCTTACTATTTTAATATCTCACCATTTTTATCAAAACTTATACCTGAAAAAGTGCCTACATTTGTAATGCCTTTCCCATGCTTTACTCTGCTCATTCTATCACCAATTTCTGCATAATAATCTAAATATTTCATTTTAGAGCCTTTATAGTATGCCTGTTGTCCTTTATCTTTATCTTCTGATAGATGTAAATCTTTATTAGGATCTATATCTACACCAAAAGGCATATGACCACCAATATTCTTTTTAGGGTTTAATTTTTCTTTTTTAGCTCTTGCCATTTAAAGTATATGAGGAGGAGCATAAACCCCTCCCCATATTATTGTATTTATTTTATTTATGATGTTTCTGTATTCAGAGTAACACCATGAAGATCAACTGTTTCTGCAACTGCCCAATATCCATTAGCAACAATATCTTGCGCTGCTTCTTGAGCCTGTCTTTGTTGTTCTAGCTGGATAAAGTTCCCACCACCAAAGTCAATATAGCCACAACCTAAAGCTGTCTTAGCAAATATTGCTCCTGTATGATGATCTGATGAGCCTATAACTTGTGGAGAAGTATAAAAATTAACTCCACCTATAGTAGTTACAAAACCTGCTCTCCTGAAATCATCACCTACTGAACTACCACCTGAGAAAGCACCTAGACTTTGCTCTGATACTGTTGTTCCAACTTCTGCACTTATTCCAAAGCTACCCCAAACTTGTAGTGGGTGTAGAACTGCTGAGTAAGGCCTTGGAGCATCATTTTTCTCTAATGATGCAACTGCATCCATAACCTGATTGAAATTAAGTGTAGTGGTTGCTGCACCTGCTGTTGTTGCAAAATTATCAAGTAAATTGCATACATGATTATCAAATTCTGCTGCAACTGCATTACCTAGTATTCTTCCTGCATTAACCATTAAAGCATCTGAGTTACCATGTGCTGCTAAGTCAGTTACTTGTGCAAAGATATTGTTTCTTAACACTTCTAAACTAACTGCTGCTGTAGTTATACTAGCTGCACTACCTGTAGTTTCCTCTGCACCTGAAGCAGAATTTTGTACTGATCCAACTGCTACTTTACTATATACAGGGATTGCTACTGTATTTGAGCCTGAAGGAGCAGGTACCATTGTTATTGTTGGAGGAGCTACTGCTGCCTTATTGAATTGAACTATCGCTGCTGCAACTGTTTTTCCTAATCCACCTGCTGCAACACCTACATCTGTTACTGCCATAATTGCGATTCCTTATCTTACAACATTCTTTCAAGGTAAGAAACCTATCATTTTGAATGTGCTGCTATTTAAAGCTATATTTTAAATTACTTAATATAACCTTTAGTATTCTGCTCTAAATATTTCTCAGCACCTTGTGGATCTTTTATTGCAAACTCTTGTAAAGATTCATATCCACCAAAATCACCTACTGGCTGATTATTGGAGGCTCTGCTGGTATTTGTAGGAACAGTATTTACTTTGGTTACTTTGTTTACATACAACTCCAGCTTATCTAAGGATAGACCTTCTGCAATAGATTTATCAGTATCTTCTGTTAAAGTTTCCATTAAGGAATTTCTCTTATTAGTTTTGTACTCCTCATATTCTTTTACAACAACTGAGGACTTTTCAAGTTTAGCATTTGCTTCATCTAACAGCTTTTTATATTCACCCTGCTTTTCCAGTTCATTATTTCTAGCTGTTTCTTTGTCTGCTTTCATCTTGTCTAATTGAGATTGAAGATCTTGATTTTGAGTTTTGTACTCATTCTTCTGAGTATTAACTTCATTGAATCTTGATTGTGGAATGTTACCTTCTGAAACATTGTTTTTACTAGCTTCTGTGCTAGGTGGATTTACCTGAGTGGCTTCAGTCTGAGTTGTTTTATTTTCTTCTGACATTTGTGTCCTCTTTTGTGAGTAATTGTTTAAAATTCATTGACATAATATATATTAAAATTTGTATTAGAAAACATTTATTTTTTCTTCTTAGTTAAGTGTATAACCTCAGTTCCTTCAGGCATAACTTTGTTTAAATGTTTAACTATTTGAGGTAATAATTTAGTTTGTAATATGCTCTTAGGATATGGATCATTAGTATCTGTTAATGTTCTTTTGTTTTTCCTTAACCAATCTACTTTGTTAGCATGAGAACTCCAACCTATTGAAACTGAGTTTTTGTCAGCTTCTATTGATACTTGAGTATCTTTCATTAAATCTCCTGTAACCACAGGTGCTGTAGATCTAGAATAACGTGTATCTTGCCTTTTTAATTCCCCTTTAGCTTTTGCTTTCCTGTAAGCTGGGGAGTATTTAGGAAATGGATTATCATCTGACATTTTAGGATTAGAACTATTAAATGTATGTTTTTTATATTCCTTATATGCATCTAATCCAAACTTATTCCAAAACTTCTTATCAAATAATGGAGAAGGGATTTCAAATTTTTTCTTCTTAGCCACTAATCTAAATCCTTTAATCTTTGCTTTGCTTCTTCAGGATCACTCCCAAATCCCTCAACAATATGATCCCACTTGTGCCTACAATTATATCCACCACCAGTAGTAAGAATGTTTCCAAACTTGCTAAAATTACTAATTATCTGATCCTTTGTTAGCCTCCCTGCTGCTATCATTTCTACACAAGCAGGTCTAGTCTTACCATCTAATGGACCAACATATTCATATTTATGATTCTTAGGCATAGTGTCCATCATTAACTTTGTTACAGTCCTACTATAATCATTCATAGATGTGTCTATAAGGGTTTTTAATTGTCCTGCACTTAAAGCACCCTGACCTCTTACAGCTTTTAATATTTCATGAGGAGGAATACCACCAACCACTCCATTGATTATCTCTTTTCTTATTATCCCTGACATATTATCTAACTGACTTATTAATGAGTTCTTGTTAAAATCTACTAATGCTTGTAGTGTTCCTTCAGGAATACTTGCAAATCCTTGTATTGTTTGTAGCATAGTTCCATGAGATTGTTCAAACATGCTAATGATATTACTAGCCTTTGCCCTAACTATTTCTAATATACTTAATCCTGATATAAATAATAAAAATTCTTCTGCTGTTCTATCTCCTTTAAGGCTATAGACTTCAGTAACAGTTCTTTCCTGAACTTCTAATATCATATCTGTCATTGTTTCTGATTGTTGTTCTATGAACAGTTGGTCTGAACTTAACCCATCTACAGCCATTATACAGGTTTAGTTAGTTGTTGTAATAGTGAGCCTTCAGGTGTTTCTTCTTCTACTATCTTTCCTCTTTCTGCTAGATATTCTTGTGCTGCCTGTCTATCTTCAAACCTATCAGGATCTTGCTGAATTAATATATCAGCCTCATCTATTAATCCTTTAGATAATTCCCAATCCCATTTGGCTCTCTGCTCATCATCTGATAATACTTCCATAGTTTCTTGGAAATCAATCTGTTCAAGTTCTCCTGCATCTTTACCTAAATCAACAGCTATCATTAATCTTTCCAGTTCAAATAGTTGTCTTTCAACTTCTTTCCATCTAACTACATCTGATACTCTTGAATCTGTTAATTCAGTATTCCTTAGCTTAATAGCTACTCCACTTTGAGCAACTGTGCCTTCTACAAAGCTAATATCAATATGATAATTTTGTGCTAACATCTTGTATGAAGTAGTTACTGCATTGGTTATTGTACCCACAGTATCAGGAGGAGATACTAGATTCATAGTTCCATCTGCACCTAGAAATGAGATTTTATCTGGCCCAATGTCCAAATCATCTTTCTCTAATTGTGAGCCATTGATGTAAATATACCCAAAGGATTGGAACATGATGTTAGCATTTTTGTTAGTTTCAGCCACATTAATTAGTTTATTGGTTTGGATTAAATCACTTGAAGCATCTGTATCTAAATAACTTGATTCAGGCTTTCCATCTCTCCAACACTCAACAAATGGTAATACACCATAAGGATTAATCATCTCAGGATTCATTTCATCTGTATAAATCTTTCCATTGTTATCATAAGTGAATGTGTTTTCATTATCCCAATATACCCATAGTTCAGGAGTGTTGTCCATTACAGAATCTTTAGTGGCTATAGGATAAGTGATTGCTTTAGGCTTTAAGGGATCATCTCCAAAGATAGGCTCATAATCCCATATAATATCATACTCAATTCTCATCTCATTCTTATCATTGAATCTCATACATGGTTTAATAAGCACAGCATCAAGCAGATTAGTGAATCTTTCTGCTCTTTGTAATTTAAAATCTTTATGGTGGAATAATAATGGAGTGTCTTCTTTGGAATAAACTCTCTTGGGTGGCTTCATATATACAAGAGAAACTCTATCCACTATTCTTTTGGTTACATTAACATTAGCAGCAGGTACTTTATCAAACAAAGTATCATCAAAGTAATTCATGGTATATGGCAGACTTCTTCCCTTATAAAACTCTAAGGCATCTAGTCTTGCTGTTTTCCAAGCATTCTTTAACTTCTGCTTAACATCAAATTTAGCATTTAAAACTAATAGTTCATTTAAATTTGGTATCATCTCTTAATACTCCCCAATGTAGGTTTCAAAATAGGCAGTTCCCAATGAATTAGGTATGAGAAAGCATCACTTGCATGGCTATACATTTTATTGCTCTTGTCTATTTCTCTTGTCCCCTGTTTGTTACAAGTTTTCTCTAAATCCTCTATTAGTGTACTGCATCTAGGATCTATTATTATATTTCCATCTAATGCTTTGTTTGTAGCATTAACCCTGTCTACAACTCTTGGATTAGTTTTCATAGCTTTGATTTTAAAGCCATTCCTTCTAATTATATCTAGATCTGAGTACATTGATGAGGTTGATCTAGATGCTCCTGTTGCATCAGGGTATGCTATGTATTCACTATTAGGGTATTTATTCTTGATTGTTTCACACATTCTTTCAGTTAGGAGATCTCCACTACCTGAATGAGTAAGTGCTATGCAATCAAATACTCTTACTTGGGGTTGTTGTTCATAAAGGTTTGCAAGTACACAGACTTGGGGTTCACAGTTAAAGTCCCACCCTGCCAATACTGGCTTTGCTCTGTTGTATGGTACTGCTTGAACATTGGCATCTCTGTTGAATCCATAAAAAGTTTGACCTTGTTGGAGGTTGACAAATTCACCTAAAGAGTATGCCTTTAATAAGTTCTTATCATAATTATCTTCTAATAATTTTAAATATCCTTGTGGCAAATATACATTATCTTTTGTTTTTCCCCTAACTAAAAGTTTATTATCATCTGATTTCTCTACCATGAGAGTGTA